GAACCGCGCTCAGCGTATTGCCATCCGCATCCACGCAATCGATCGTGCCGGCAGTGGTGGCAATGACCCCGCGGCAGGTCGAGAAAGACGTTCCGCTTGGCGTCCAGGAAACCAGCTTCTTGAACGCGGAAATGTCGGACGAACGGCCAGCCAAGGCTCTGATCCCTTTTCAGGTGATCGGCTTGGCTGAATCCTGCCCTTCGCCGTCAGAAGGCAGGTCTTCTGCTTACGCTAGTTCGGCGTGCTGTTCAAGATACAGCGCAGCGGCACGGAGAAGCGCCGGATCGTCGCGGAATAGGCCGAGACCAGTGTTGCATTTGGAGCAGAGAAGAGAGCGAACCCTGCCTTTGGCATGGCAGTGGTCAACTGCCAGATTTCTCGGTTCGCCTGTTTTGGGGTTTCTAGTCTCCTCCTTGCGAGTGCAAATGGAGCAGACACCGTTTTGCTTCTCAAGCAGATTCACATAGTCGTCGTATGTGATCCCGTAGTTTTTTGCGAAGTTGTAGCGGGCGAATTTCTCCGGATTTCTGTCGCGATATTGCCGCGCCCACTTCCGCATATATTCCGCCTTCGACGCACATTCGCCAATATCATTTGACGGCTCACGCCATTCGAAATTGCCGGGTCCGATCGGCTTCTTTTTATCAATTGAGTGTAGCCTGTGGCGCTTGCTCGGACGCTCTCCGACATCGCGCACGAAATTCCAAAAATCCTGCCAGTCCGGAACCATCCCGGCCTTCGTAAACCGTCGCTTGGAACTCCAAACCTCGAACAAAGGATGGCTCGTGCGGCCGCCCCAATCCGCTGGCCGAGTTACATCTAGAAACCCATGGCGCTCCTTTCTCTTGCGGTGCGCATCGCACAGTCCCTCGCTAACGCGAGGTCGGTTGCAGCCCTCAACTGAGCACGGTTCATTCTGCGCACGAACATGCTCTCGATAGTGCCTGTCGCAAAGTCCTTGACCATGGACCGGTCGGTCGCACTCAGCTTCTGAGCAGCGGGGCGCATCCGCCTCCCGCGCTAGCCGGTAGTGACGACCACACAGCCCGCGACGAAACGCACCAGAAATGCAGCCGTCTATTGAGCATTCCATAAGAAAACTCCCTCAGCTTTCACCGAGGGAGTTTTCTAGGTTGCAGGATGGACTAAATCAAGTGATATTCTACGCGCCAGATGAGCCGAAGAGCGCTCTCGGATCAGTCCAGCCCACGCTGTAGCGTTCGTAGCCCTTGTACTTGAGGTTGCCGGTGTCGAAGTCGCCGTCCTGGGCAAATTCGGCACTGACGCGCTGGAACAGCTTCATGCCCTGCGGCGCGTTGGTCCGGATGAAGAACGCATCCGTGTCGGTCAGGTAGTGATTGACCTTCACGCCGTCCGGGAACACGCCCATCGAACGCAGCGCGTTGATGTCGTTGTTTGCCGTTCCCGACTGCTGCGTGGACTTGAGGATGCGCTGAGCCTCGAACGCATAAGCCGTGGGGATGATCAGCGACCGCGGCATCAGCCCGATCTTGAGGCCACGCGAATTGGTGGCGTTCATGATCTGGACGCACAGATCCTCAAGGCTGGCTTCCGACAGGTCGGCCGCCGTCGAGAGGGTGTTCGACCAGTTGCCGGCCAATGACGGGTGATCGGTCACCAACAGCGCCTTGCCGTCGCCGCCCGTGTAGGACGTGTTGAACGCGCGGTTGTAGACGTTGGCCGCGACATTCTCTTTCGTCTGGCGGAACGAGAAGGCGAGCATCTGGGTACGGGTGACTCCCTTCTTCTCGTAGAGGTTGTCGTCGATCTCCTCGCGGGTGACCACGAAACCCAGACCATAGGCGACGTGCGTGTAGCGCGTGACCGTCTGCTGGCTTTCGGTGTCGTAAGGCGTCGGCGCGCCCTGCTGCTTGACCGAGGCGAGGCCGAAGCCCGTCATCTCGACCTCTTCCTCGTAGTTCATGTCCGAGGTTTCGATGTCGAACAGGTCGGGGAACTCTTTCGGATGCTCCTCGTAGTCGCGGCCCCAGACCGCATTGAGACCAGGCCAAAGGAGCTTTGGCACGTTCCCGGTGTTGATCACGGCCATTGGTTAGACTCCTGCGATCTGGTTGGCGTAAGCGTGGCGGTTTATGCGCACGAGGAAGCGGCTCGCGAGCGTGCCCGAGCTGACAGACGATCCGATGTCGTTGTCGGCGCGATCGACCAGCGCGATGATCTTAAGATCGAGCGTGTTGGTCGTCGCCTCGGTCGCGTTGTCGAGAACCACACCGGAGTAGCCGGTGATGGTCGAACCCGAACCCACGTTGATATTGGCGTTGAGGCCGATATCGTTGGCGTTGAGCGCAGTGCCCGAGTTGGACTGCTGGATCTCGAACAGAAGGTCGGGATCGTCGGCAACCAGTAGCCGGCGCTGCGTCGAGGCCGCGCGGTAGGTCAGGCTGTCGCGGGTGTCCTGCATGACGCCGACGACGACGCCGCACATGACATCTCCGGTCGCGGCCTGCGCCACGTCAGAGAATGGACTGCCGTTGATGATCTGGGATGTTCCAACGAGCTTGACGGGATCACCAATGTAGATCGCGGTGCCGTCACTGGCGGGAACAGAGTAAATTCGTACTGCGCCCGTATAGCGCTGGCCATTGGCCCCGGAAACGGGGCGAAGGCCGAATGGGGCATTAGCATTCGCCATGTGGCACCTCTAGCGTCCGGTCAGACGCCAGGAGGTGCTTCACAGCGGCCTAGCGCTCGACCTTGATCGAACCATGACCGTATTGATGTTCATCCATACGGCCGGTGAAATCCCGCCCGGCCGTGATCGCTTCATCGATCAGCCGGTTGGCCGCTTCCTTTTCGGCTACACCTTCGGCGTAAAGCTCGTCAGGAGTTTCCATCAGGTGAGCGTGGAGAGGTTCGCCATTCGCCTTGGTGCCTACGAGGCGCGTAATGTGCGAACCGGGATCGGCTGTCTGGATGCCCGTTTCCGAAACGAACTCATAACCCAATTCGGTAAGTTCCGCAATACGGTTACCGTCATCATTAACCCAGCGCCGTTTGTGGCCGTCCCTAGGAGGCGCGCTGAGCTTCAGGGCGAAGCTGCCGATCTTTCCCCTGCGGCGGCGTTTTGCGGGAGAGGATTGCTCCCCTGAGGGGGTTTGCCCGGATGGCTTGGGTCCAGTGGTTGCGGGCTCGATCACGTCACTGAGCGCAATCGGAGCGGTCGGGGTTGCCCTGCGGCGTCGGCGAATGGTCATGCCTTGTATCCTTCCCAATCATGCGTGCGGGCGTAATAGGTGCGCGCCGCAACGATGTCCTTTTCCTTGTCCCCGGTAGATTTGACCCCGAGCAGCCCGCGGTCGATGAACCGCTGGTACTGGCGCTGCGCGTCTGGCGGGAGATTGTCCCAGCTCTTCGATGATCCGCGCGGCCTTCCGGCATTGCCGCCTTCCACCGCGCTCGCGGGCTTCAGACGTGCGGGCTTGCCCTTGAGTTGGGGATATTTCTCCAGCGTGAGGTCATGGACAAAGGCGAAGAAGTCAGCCGGCGCCATCTCCTTGGTCTTGTCGATATGGCGATCGATCATCCGGTCGAAATAGAGACGGCCGTTGATGTCCATTTCCGAGGCGTTGGCGAGGTTTGCCCGATCGTACCACGGGTTTTCCTCGCGGAACGTGTCCAGCGCCTCTTCGGCCTCGCGCTTCAGCTCCTGTGGTGACTTGCTATCGGTCTCGACGGGCTTGAGATCACCCATTTCCTTCATTGCCGCCCGCGCAGCCTGGAGATCGCCGCTTTCCACGGCTTCCTCGATCGTTTTTTCCAGTTCCGACTTGGCGCGCTCGTAAGCTCGTTTCTCGGCGCCCTCGAAATGAGCCGTTGCGCGCTTCAGATCCTTCTTGATGCTGTCGAGATCGCGCTTGAGACGGGCATTCTGCGCCTTCAGCAGCGGCATCATCTCGTCTGCGCGCTTCATGAAGGTTTCGGCGTCCACCCAACGTGAGGGATCGCCCTTGAACTCCTCCTTCGCGGTCCAGCCGTGCTCACGCGCCTCGGCTTCGAAGTCGCGCTCGGTGGTTTCGGTAACGGTCTCGACCTGATCTTCGCCGGGAATCTCGGTCCCGGAATCGATCTTCAGTGCTGCACTCGCCATTTCACCCTCCCAATCATGCT